AATAGAAAAAGATTGGCAAATACCCACTTTATTTCTATCTTTAGAATTATCTTCTTGGTATATGCATAGAAGACATCTTCAAATAGTTGCTGATGAATCAAAGCAAGAAGTAAACGATAATTACAAACGATTATATGACACGCATAAAGATGAGTTAGAGCACATTTTAGTGCAAACTATATCACCTACATTAGATAAGATATACGAAAAAGTTAGAGAATTACAACCACAATTAGTTATAGTTGATTATATTGATTTAGTTGATACCCCTGTTAGTTATAGAGGGGAATATGAAAAAATTAAATATATATCTCACGGATTATCTAATATGGCTGTTAATAATGACTTGATTGTAATGCAAGTATCTCAAGTTAGTCGAGAATATAGTAGAAACGAAGTGTTAGATTTATATGCTGGCAAAGGCTCAGGTGCAATAGAAAATGCATCTAGAAAAGTTATAGGAATAAATGGTCAGGCTGACTCAATTATTAGAGCCGTTAAACTATTTAAGAATACAGATGGAGAGTTATTTGAAACAGAAATTGAATGGACACCTAGTTTTAGATTAAGGAGAACAAATGGGTAAAATGCTTGGAATATATTTACTAGATGAAGTAAGCTTTATACGTTTATTTGGCTTACTTAAATTAGGATATATACATCCTAAAGACAGTCCTGGAATAGTAAGAGGAATAATGGTTGGTTTTTGGAGATTTGAAATTCAACTCATACTAGGCTTCTGGGAAAATTCAGAAATAAATAATAAAGGAGTAGGACATGCTTAGAAGAATGTTCAAATTAATGAAACATCTTAAATTAGAAAGAATAGGTGGTGGTAGTCTAATAGGAGATTCTAAAGATGGAGACAAATTTAGAGACCAATTTGACTACTAAAACTATACATCGTAAGCCTATAAGGGGGCGCAAGTCCCCTAAAGGTTTAACTATATGGGAACAAAAGTTTAGTAAAAAGTTAAAAAGACATCATAAACAATTTGCTAAAAAGGTTTTTCATAGGCTAATGAAAAAATCTTCTACATTAAGAACTACCCTTAAAAGAAGGAGCAAAGAATATGAAGTCGAATTTAACATCTCACTTACGGAAATTAGAAACATGCTATATAAGTGTTATGGCAGGAAGTGTCGTTACTGCGATACGCCTTTACTTGTCAATAACATGGCATGTGACCACATCCATCCTCTGTCTTTGGGTGGTGTATCAACTCCTGAGAATTTACAGATGATATGCTACAGATGTAATACAAGGAAAGGACCGTTAACAGATAAATTATTTGGAAAATTGCTAAGATGGTTATCACATCAAGACAAAGACTTAGCAAAGTATGTTTTGAAAAAAATGTCAAGTAGAGGATTTTAATAATCATTTAGGGGCAATTACACGGCAACGGTGTGCAGTTGCAATTGTAGCTAGTAGGCCTGGAACACAAAATACTAGCAATATCAATCTCTTAACGCTATTTGCCCCTAATAAATTGGAGGATTTATGAATTTAGAAAATATACTATTAGGACTATTGATGATATTTTTTGCAATAGGATTAGCAATAGGTGCTTATAATAACTGGAAAAACTAGGAGGCAATATGTCAAAACACATAAGGGACTTAGAAAAAATCTACGATTTACTTGCTAAATGTAGACAAATTTTTAGTAATTTAAATGGAGATACTATAACATCTTTAAATAGAATGGCTAGAGTATGTACTGAAATAGATAATCTCTTGGAGGAGAATAAACATGAAAAAAACGATGAATAGTGTTCAAACAAAGATAAGAAGAAAACTAACATTGAAATCTAAAAGTAAAAACTTTAATCAAGATGAGTATAGTAAGAAGAAATATGCTCAATTTAAAGCATTTAGAGAACAATGGGGGTGGTCAAATGGCAAGACCTAGAAAAATTAATAGTAAGTTTTGGGTACATTATTATAGAAGATTTAGAGGCAAATCAATTAGATGGATTGCCAATAAATACAATGTATCCAAAAGAACTGTATGGAGGTACTTAAAATGAGATTAACCGAATATCTCCACTTTATTACTAGGGTAGACATAAGTTCGGCTGGCAGGGAAAAGTCTGGAGAATACACCCATTTTACGCCTTGGACTGCTCAAAAAAGACAAAGATACTTGTATCAATGCAAATTAAATGGGAGGAAACCTGTAAAATGATATATGGAGGAGCAATGGAAGCAGCTGAAAACTTAAAGAAGTATCAAGTAAAAAATAACAAAAACAATAAGTTTGACATTGATTTAGATTTTGGTGTTAAATACGAAAACAGTTTGGCTAAAATATTAGCTATGGGCAAAGTAGAAGTTAAAACAGAAAGAGATAAATGGAAGGATACTGGAAACGTAGCTATAGAATTAGCTTGTAGAGGTAAACTAAGTGGTTTAAATGTAACAGAAGCTGAATGGTGGGCACATATCTTAACTTGGAAAGGGGAAATAGTTAGTGTTATAATGTTTCCTGTAGATGTATTAAAGATAGTAGTTAAAAGAAGTGTCATGGATGGCCATGGAAAAGTAATAATGGGCGGTGATGACAAAGCAAGTGAAATAGCCTTAATACCTTTGAAGGAACTAGTTAGTGAACTTTGAAGAAGGTTTAATCATAGCAAACAATAAAGTAGTTGGAATAACATCAAAATTATTAATAAAAAGAATAGAAGAATTAAAGGAGGAAGATAAACTAGATGAATTACTCAGAAGATTATAAAAATATCAGAGTTATTATCGATGAAATAATAGGAGTCGATACTAAACAAGGCAGCAATTTAAAGATGGCTATTAAAAAGTATTTTGAATTAAAGCCAATAGATGTTAAATTAGTAAAGAATAAAGATATTGATTACTCATATAATAATATGAATATATCAAAATTAAATGATACTGAAATGGAAAATGCTTTAAATAATTATACAAGCAATATAAAAGAAGATATTAAAAAAATGAAATCTAAAGGAGACTGGCGCGGTGTTTCTAGTTGAAATGATTAGACATTGCAGGTTGCAATTAATATGAATGATGGACATAGAATAAAGAAAAAACCTACAATAAGAGAAATAGCTAATGTTGTTTTAGAATTAGGCAACAGAGTTAATTCTCTTATGGGTTTATTAAGTGAGCTTGAAAGAGCATTTAGTGTATATATAGAAATGAAAAAAGATGGAGATAAATTTACAAAGTTTATAGATGAAAAAGTTAAAGAATATAAAAAACAACAAAAAGATGACTCAAAGGCAAATGGAGTTCCTGATAAATCAAATCTTCAAGGAGATACAGACAGTGAGGGAAGCGGGACAGAAGGAATACGCAAGGAAGCAAGATAACGCATTTGCAAACTTTGAACGAGTAGGAGACAATTTAGATTTAGATAGAAAAGATGTGCTATTAGTATATCTACTAAAGCATATTGACGGTATTTGTTCTTATGTCAAAGGTCATAAAAGTCAAAGAGAGGATATTAGAGGAAGAATAACTGATTCAATAGTGTACCTTTGTCTATTATGGGGAATGGTTAACTGCGATGACTAAATGTCCTGTCTGTAGCGAATTAATTGCACCATCTTCAGTATCTTATAAAGCTTCTTCTGGATTTTTAGATTCAGACGGGGTATTTCACGAACAAGATAATGTCATTATACATAGAGAGTGTTACTATAATTACCTCTTCAATCCTTTTGATGAATTAGAAGCTATTATTAAAAATGGCTAATTAAAATCCTACCTTAGGTTGTATATATCTCTTACCTTCTTCAATTTTCTTTCTTCTTTCTGTTGAAAACCTTTGAATATCTCTTAAAGGCATACCAGCAAGCTTTTCTAATAATCTAGAAGGATTGTCTATTAACCCTTTATTAGGTTGTACTACATCTCTTATCATTCTTCCGAATGGAAACATTGTATAAACTTGGTATTCACTAAACTTTGTATAGTCATCTCTAGCCCATTGCATTAATCCAGATACTGGAAATCTAGCTAAGGGAGGCGTAATTATTTGAAGCGGTGCTATAGCCCCAGGATAAGCTCCAAAGAAAGCTCTTTCTCTCTCTCTTTCATCACCAAATATCCAATCTGCAGTATCTTGAAACCAACCCCATGGTTGTGGTAATGCATTGTCAAATAAACTATATAAAAACATATTACCTAAAGCTAAAACAAACAAGTCAATTTGCATAGTTCTAGCAAATCTATCTCCTGCTTCAGTTCCTTCTTTAAAACCGTACCTTCTGCCCTCTCTTACCACATCATTACGAAAACGCCATGAATTCCAAGCAAATAGCTGAAACCTTGACATTATCTTACCTAGAGCAGTTCTTGCGAAA